ATGCGGAGGGGGGGTCCATTTTTCGAGACCCCCCCGCCGTCGATCAAACTTTCGCCGTCGCTTCCTCTGTTCTCGGGTCTGACGCTCTTTTGTAGATTCCCGATGGATGTTCCTCGAGGATCTCGTCGATTGCGTCTTCGATCGCTGCATCCTGATCGGCTTCCGGCAGTTCGTCGGATGTCACCACGATGCGAGCGAGATAGCTCGGCGTGTCATACCCAGCAGCATGATCCCACTGGAACCACTGATCCCATTCCGTGAACGGATTGAAGGGATTGTCCGTGGTGGTGAGGCGCGAGGCCATGTCTCTCACTCCTTTCTCTGCATCGTTGTGTGACTAGCCAGTGAGTCCGCGTCTCAAGGTGGACACCGAGATGCCCAGCTCGTCTGCGATCTCTGCTTGCGTGTAGCCAGCATTGGATAGCGCGCGTGCCCTGCTCACCTTGGTTGGTGACATGGCAACAGTGGTGCGAGGTGTAGCCAGCTCCTTGATCTTGTCGATGTCGGCATTGTCAAGGATTGCTTTGAGCTTGGTGTGCGTGATGGCACCAGCTTGAATGGCTGCCCATTCGTTGGGTGTGATGTCCACCTGTTGCTTGAGTGCACCAGTCCTAGCTCTTGCCTTCTTCAGCTCCTGGCTTGAGATCTTCTTCAATGCATCGGCATCCATCTGAGGTTCAGCCTGCTTCCTCAGCTTCACCTTTGCATTGGCGATGACCTGTGCCTGCCTCTCCAACGGTGCGTTCTTCAATGCCTCATTGAGCTTGACATTGAGAGAGGCCACCTCTTTGGCATACACCTGCTTTGCATCCTTGCGGTAAGGCAAGGGCTTGGTGTTGTGCACCAGCTCAAGCCTGGCCTTGTCGGCCAAAGCCCTGACGCTGTTGGAGTAGCCGGCATACATCCTCTCGACAGGTGTGCCTTCACCTTCGATCAGATCGAAGGCGTTGTCGACTAGAGATCCACGCTGTACCTTTACCGTCTTCGGTGTGGGTACCCATGAGACTTCTCCGGTCTTAGGGTCTACGACCCGCTTGTTGTAGGTCTTGTTCGTAGGAACGTAGACCAGCTTCCCTGTCTTACGATCGATAGGACCGCCTTCACTTGCGGGGCGGAGCTTACGATCCTGGATGGTCACATCACCAGAAGTTCTGGAGATGATGGTTGATGCACCACCCTGAGGACGACCAGGAGTTACCTGGTACTTCTTACGAAGCCCAGCAATGTCGTTCTCGATAGCAGAGCGCTTGTAGTCGAGCTCGTGCTTCTCAGCGTCGATGACAACCATGGAGTGACGAACGGCCTTAGCCAGCTCGTCGTGGTTGGCGCCACGAATGGTCATGTCCGTGATGAGGTTGGAGATCTTGCCCATCTCGGTCTGGGTATTGCTCATGACCTTCATACCTGGGTACTTCGGGTATTCGCGCTGAGGGTCGAAGCCCTTGAGTCGTTCCAAAGGCGGCTCTGTACTGATGCGCTTGTGGTTGTTCGGAATGACGACAACGGTGTCACCGTCGAAGTCTGCACCGGACAGACGAGCAGCAACCTTGTGGTTGATGCCGACAGCAGCCCGAGAATCGGGGTGAATCAGCTTGTTTCCCTGAGGATTCCTGTTGTTGACAACAAGCTCTGGGATCTCGAACTTGCCACCATGAGGATAGCGGACGAGAACGACCGTTTCTCCATCACGATAGCCAGGCGCATAGATCTCGTTCTCCTTCAGAGAGTTGATCGGAAGGATGACGTGAGTCTTCTGGCGAGGCATGGCAGCAGCCTTGAGATGGACTGCAGAAGAGTCCATATCGTCGGCGTACGAACGAAGAAGCCTTTCCTTGACCGTTGGGTTGTTCAGGGAAAGGATCTCGTCAAGCTGGTCCTTCTTCTTGGCGTAGGTCACGTCGAGCTGAGACTTGACCAGTTCGGGCTTCTGCTTCGAGAGGAACTGAGAGGCAAGGTTGCGAGACCAGTCGTCCCAGTTCGCTTCCTCGTTCACGATGTTGATCACAGACTTGACCTTGTCGTTGTGGTCAAGAACCTGCCGGCCAATAGACGCACCGAACGGGTTTGTGGGATCGCCCTTCTGAATCGGCTTGAGGACGGTGTTGTCCTTTGGCCCCATCATCGGGGTTCCCTTCGACTTGTTCGTGTTGAAGAGAACGTCTACGCCTTCGGGAAGGTCGTCCTTGAGAACGGCCATTCCCTTGAGGTAGTGAGTGCCATCGACGAGAATCCGGGTCTGGACGTAGTGACTACCGCCCATATCCAAATCCTTGGCTCCAGGACGGACGTAGATCACGCCGTCTTCCTTGTCGCCGCCATCCTCCTTGTACTTCACCCGAACTCGCTTGGAGTCCAGGGAAAGGGGAGGCTGAGGCTCGACCCAGCGTCGACCGCCGTCAGGTGTGTAGTCAGACAGAGGGACGATCTTGTCCCGGTTCTGCATGACGTCCTTCCACTCCGTTCCCGGAGGGCAGAGCACCTTCGTGTTGGTCTCGTGTCCCGTACCCAGCTGAGGGATCGGGACCTTGTGGATCTTGTAGCCCTCAGACTCGAGCATGGCGACCGCGGTGTTGAGCTTCGTGGGAGCCATACCAAGCTGGTTCCCTACGCCCTTGCCGATGTCGATGAAACCGTCCTTGTCGACCCGGTTGCGAAGCATGTCGGACGTGGCAGTGAGAATATCCGCCTTGTCCTTGGCTCCGGGAGCGAGAAGCGCACGGACCGTGGACTCCTTCGACTTGCTGCCGTACATGCGCTCTGCGATGGCGCTGTTCGACATGCCCTTCTCCTTCAGGCGCTGAGCCATCGAAATATCGGCAGCCTTCTTGGCGTTGCCGGCGATCGCGATGGTGGCGCGAAGGTGAGTCGTGTTGAAGGGGTGCTCCTTGGAACTGAACTGCGACGCGATCTCGGTGTCGCTCAGACCTTGCTTTCGAAGGTCGTCCAGGATGCCGAGGAAGGACGTTCCACGCTCTTCTGGAGTCTGGCCAGATCCCCAGGGGTAGCGTCCCGAACGCCTCTTGATGCCGTAGTGGTACAGCTCGTGGTCTTCTTCCTTGATGATCAATTACTTCACCCCCTTTACAGGATGGTCAGAGGCCGGCGTCTTCGAGACGCATTGCAGTGATGCGCTTGTCGAAGATCTTGATCTTCTCCATGATGTGCACGATGACATCGGGGTCACCGTTAGCAAGAGTCACCTCATCGTTCTGGTAAATGCGGAACTCCATGGAGACGTCGAACGGAGTCATGTTGATCGTCCGACCGTACTCGAGGAAGAAGAAAGCTGCGTAAATATCGAGCTGACTGAACGAGGCTGGCGTGATGCCGGTCTTGAGGTCGTGGATACGCAGCTTGTGCTTGCTTCGCTCCTTGCGGAAGGCGATGGCATCAGGAGTGCCATAGGCGTTGTCCGAGTAGTACAGAACCTGCTCGGGCGACATCCTGAAGCCGATGGCGTCGTTGACGTACTGGCTCAGGGTTGTGCCGTTGCTCTGAAGCTTGATGCCCTCGCGGATGCAATCCGCGGCTAGCTTGTGGAGTCTCGTTCCACGCTCTGCAGCCTCGGATGCGGCGAAGACCCGATCGAGCTTGTCTTCGTCGTAGTTGAGCCAGGCGTACTTGCTAGCACTAAGAAAGGCGTGAGACCCGTTCTGTGCGATTCGAAAGTGCGTGTTGAAGTGCATTGAGTACTTCCTCTTCGTTCTCTGGATAGATGAAGGCCGCGAAGCTCATGTTGCCGAACTTCTCGACGTAGTAGTCCTGGTTCGGACGGTGACGTGCATTCGCGGACTGCTTCACCTCAAGCATGGCCCATCTATCGTTGTGGAGAATGAGGAGGTCGAGAATGCCCTGAGTCTGATTCGGGTCTTGCTTCACGATGAGGCAACCCGGGAGCAGAGCGCTGATCTTCTTCTTCAGGTCTGCTTGGTAGTCTCGTTCTAGTCTGGACATTCCCAACCCCCTCTCTCAAGTCAAATAAATAAGGCTTGGTCTCATCCCCTTCATTATAATCCGCGTTTTTTACTCTAGTATATGTGTTCTTTACCTGAAAGTCATGAAATGTCTACGTCGTAGTTCTCTGGATTGGCATGACGCTTCCACCGAGCAACCCACACGAGATTGCCGGGATGGAAGTTGGACAGGTCTCCGTCTGAGTGGACGACGTCGAAGTACTGGTCTTGATCTTCGGGTCGGCCGTGGAAGTGCGAGGCGATGAGCCTCGCCAAACCCAGGGTCTTCTGAAAGCCCTCGTCGCTGACGAGACTGATTGCTGCGCGGCCTTGGTTCATGAACGCACGGACGGCACGTGCTCGCTGGATGTTGACCACTAAGCCATCATGCGTAATCGTGTAGCGGGTGAAGCCTTCGACGGGTCTTAGCTCGCCTCGCTGAATCCTGGTGAGGATCTGCATGCGCTCATAGTCTCGTCGGGATGCATAGTAGCGATCTTCTGTTTCGTCGTGATACACCTAACTCCTCTCGTGAGTGTGCGTGTGTGTGATTTGAAACCAAAACTTTTATACAGAATCGAAAGTACATAAATACCTATATGCTAGGGGGTATTTATGTACTTTCTTTTTTCTATAGATCTTTAAAAAATATTACACACACACACAAGAAACCGGGTTGGGGCCTCAAAACCGCGTTTCCGCAGGTCAGGCGGCCTTTTGGGCCTCGAAACCAGTCGAGAACCCACGGACGTTGAAGTCCTTTTTCTGCTGCAAAGCCCTCCAAACGGCCCGATCAGCGATAGATTTCGTCATCAGAACGTAGTAGTGCAGGTCTTTGAAGGGTGTGTTCATGCGGTCAATCCGGCCCTGAGACTGGTAGAACTGCTTGTACGAGTACGTCAACGAGTAGAAAACCATCGCATCGGTGTCGATACAGTTCCATCCTTCCGACCCAGATGTGTACTGAACCAGATAGATCCAGCTATCAGTCTCCGGAATCGGCTCGTGTTTGTGACCGTTCCACTCCGCCATTGCAAAGCTCGTTGTGGCATCCTTCGGTTGTGGCGCAGGGTGTGCGGAGTCCTCCGACATAGCAGCGCCGTTCGCCGCCATCCCTTCCGGGCTCAGAAGCCACTCCCAGTCGCTCATCTGTTCCGTGGAGCCAGATGGCGTGTTGGCTAGACTCCGCAACATCTCGAGCTCGTAGTCGAAGTTGTAGAACACAACCAGTTTCGGGTGTGCACGCAGGAGCGCTTTCACTTCGGTCAAGCGTGAAGTATCGGAATTCACAACCTTCCGTGCTACCCGAAACAGCTCTCCCGCATCGAGGATCGGCCTCTCTTCGTAGATGTTCCATCTCTTCTTCCACACCTTCTCGAATGTGAACTGGTCGTAGTCGCACTCGACCATGTGAATATGACGCGTGGTATGCCTCTCCACGGGCATCTCCACAAGGATGAGCTTGCGTCGACGCTGAAGGATCCCAGTGTCGTAGTAGCTCTTCACCTTCGGGAACTGAGAGAACCGGGCATAGATGACGTGCTTCTCCCGGAACTCCGTGATGTTCTTGTAGAACCCGTTGGCGATGAACACCGGAACGTAGTCCAGCCAGTTGTCCCCTGGCGTAGCGCTCAACAAGACCCAGTTGTTGTTCTTGGCGATCTTGTAGAACGACTGAACCCATG